CCTGTGGATAACTTTTGGATTTCCCTGTTCTTTCAACAGTTTACCCCCTGTTTACCCTGTGGATAACCCTGTGGATAAGTTAGACGAGAAAAATAAGCGTAGAAAATCACGCCAGCGTAACCTAGCCCAGAAAGATTCTCCATATGATAAAAAGGGGCATTCTCACAAATCACAACGTGACTATCGTCGGAATGAGAAATACCCCGTACACTATAGCGTGGACTAGGCACTAGGACGGACCACAAAGCCCGTGGTGTCCTTTTTAGCGTTACCCTTGGCAGTAAGGCCTACCACGACAAAATGGTTGTTATATCCCGGTACAGCGTTTCGCTTGTCGAGGAATCGCAAGTCTGATTCGTCGCCATTTACCACATTGTAGAACTTAGTCTGATACTTGGCAGACTCTGATTCGAATACTACTGCCATGTTTTGGTCAACCCTTTTATCGCGCCATTTTCGCACGATAGGCTTATACGAATCGACACCAGAATATGAAAATGTCAAGTGATAATTGTCTGGCAGTTTGTGGCGCGTGGGTGCTTTCGTGTAATCGTAAAATTGTACTTTGGGGAACATTTCGAAAATAGTCAGACTGAAACCTATAATCTCATTTTCCCATGGGATGTCACTGGTGCCGTTCAGGCGGACCACGAGGGTTAATCCCATTTTCCGCGCTTTACGCAATGCGCGATTCATTTCCGACACCAGTAGAATATTAAACTCGTCGGGGAACTGGTGAAACATGAGTGTCTTGCGAATTCGTGCCCTCTGGGTGTTGTCAAATCTACCACGCCCGGCAGTGTTTAAACACGGTATTTCACATTTTGCCAATCTTGCAAATGCACAGACAGGATAGCCAGACAGGTCAGAGGGTGCAAAATACATGATAGCAGTCAGGTAGCCTTGTTTCTCACCTTTTGGTGTCTTGCCATTGTCAAACGTGAATAGCTGAGTTGGCAATTTCTGAAACAGTGGGTCCAAACGGATTAATTCAGCAACACGGTCCGCATGTGGTCCAGTCAATAATGTAGGATCAAATAGCATTAATTCCTCCAACGCTTCGAGAATGGGTTAAATAGGACTAGTATAAACACTAGCACAGCTAACTGCCATGCCAGTGTCAAAACAGCTAGTATATCGAGTAGAATATTAATCATAATAGGTTTCCAGGCCGCCATTCTGAATATCCTCAAAATAGTCGGCATATTGGTCCATGGGTGTGGATTCTACAGCGTCGGCACATTTGAGACAAGTGATCATTCCAGTATCGTCTGAATATCTACGGCCTATTGTCTTGTCGACAAACTTGCCACAATTGTCACATTGCTCACGTTTGCTCATTTGACCCCCCAGGCACGAATCTCACGATTCGGCAGTAGCGCAACATAATTGGCAGATTGTACAGGGGTTGCATCAAAACCATCGTATGCTCTGGCAGTGATTTTGACAAACGTATCATACTTGAAAGGATTATAGGCAACATAGTCCAAATACCTGTCACCAACATATTCCATAAACTCAGAACATGGCATATCGTAGTGGGTATAGCCAGTGACAGTAGCGTGAACATTCTTGACACCAGTGGCGCGAACCTTATCACGCCCGGCCGGTGCTACGTTGAAACGACAGTCACGTAGGATAATAGAGTCGACATGGTCAATTACCCGGCCCGCTTGACGGACCGAATAATCACCACGACGAATATTGTAATAGACTTGCACACGTTTCATATCAGAATCGCTCCAATAGATAGGATGGTAATACAGATAGGATAGGGTGCGTGTACAGCACAAACCCTATGATGATGGTCCAGCAGATACCGAATAGAATGGTGTGTATCTTCATATTGTGTTGTCTCATAGCTGGTGTGGAATGGGCTTTATACGCTTGTGGTGTGGCAATGTCAATAGTCCAATGCAAATTAATGCAAATGAATGTGGGGGCCACGCACACACACGCCAGTCATATCGCCCCAACTTGTATTACGCGCGAGACTAGGCCAGGTTCAAACTTAGATTATGTGCGGTATTGCCTGCTCATTTATGTAGGGGCGGCCATGCTTTGTGTCTTTATATAGCATATGTGGCCCAGGCTGACCCCGGCGGACCCCTTTTGAAAAAAGTAGTAATCATTCATATTGTACTCACTCACCAGTAGGTTATTTTAACTAATATTAGCATTCCCTTATGGCTACAACATCATACGCACACCAAGACTTTAATCAGGCTAGGGCAGAATTAGCTGGTAAAATAGGTGAAGTTGCTTGGCAACTCCCAATGAATATCGTCATTGGAATGCTTAATCAGATACTAGGATTAGGTTTAGGCTACGCTACTGCTAAGTCAGGTATGGGTGCTGATGTTGGATTAGAGGCTGGTAAGAATCTTATTCCCCAAGCTCCTGTAGGGAAATCCACCGCAGCTGCTATTGATTTCATAGAACCCGGTATTGAGGTCTTGGATTATCTTCCTAAAAGGGCTGGAGAGATCACAGAGGATTTTACTGGGAGTAAGTATGCTGGAGAGGTTGCACATTTAGCAAGCTCTTATGCATTGCCCACAGCGGCAATCAAGGGGCTAACAGCGCTAAAGGGCATACCACCCAGAGCAACAGGTGAAGCTATTGGTAAGCATGTTGATATAGACCTACGGGCGAGGGATGATGTTCTATCCAGAGGGGTCGAGACTGTCGGTACTGCTGTAGGAAGGGTAATCAGCGGTGGCAAGGTTAAGAAAGTGGTTCCTGATTATTATGGAACTGGCAAGTACGATAGGCCAGCGGCCGTGCTTGAATCTGGTATGCGTGCAGCAGGAAGCGTAATGAAGTCTATCTTCAACCCTAAAGCTGACGCCATACTGAAGCAGCATGGTCTATCCCCGGCATCCATAAAGCGTATAAACGAGTATAGAGATTTATTAAATAGACGGGATAATCCTAGCGCATGGGCAGGTTCTAGGCCTCCAAGTGCTGCTCAGATACTCCATGCTGAGAAGGTTCTGATTGCTGAGTTGCGTAAGGCATTTGGCATGAGACTTAAATCAGGTAAGAATGTAACCCCTGAATTAGCAAAGGTTGTGGAGCAGTATCACCCAAGACTTGTCAAGGCAGATGGCATACCCACGGTAGACCAGATGAGGCAGGTTTTAGGAACTAATATTCCAGAGGAGTATCTAGCCCCACTGATAGCTGATATGGCTAGAACAATGCGGGGTGATAGACCCAATATAATAGCGTTTGATGGTAATCCTGAACAGGTAGCCATGACGGGTGTGGGCAAGAAAGGCCGTATAACGGGTGAGAACACCACTGAAATATTTACAATGCCTAAAAGTAGTTATGATATGATGGGTGAGTTATGGGCTAACCTTATGGCCGGTAACAGGTTTAATCCAGAATTAAAGCAAGTATCTGCCAAGAGTTGGGTAAAGCCTGGAGATAGGCGTTATAATGATTTGGTAGATAGGTTTCCTGATCAGGGGTTTAATCAGAAGACGATAGACCAATACTTTGCCATTAAAGCTGATATGGCTAGATACCAGATAAAGAGTCAGGGAAAGTATAACACCAATATTCTTTCTGAGGGTCTTAGCCCTAAAATGATAGATATTGATGGTCAGGGCTTCTTAATTTACAGAGTCGTATCCCAATCTGATAATCCTCTCCTGGCTAATATGCCAGCTACAATACTGTTTAACCCAAGGACGGGGGTTTCCAGAATCCTATCCTATGATGAACTTGATATACTCTCTGGTGCTTTAAAGGCCATAACAGAGGTCGGGTATGCGAATAGATTTCATACTATAAATTTTGGTAGATATATTTACGATGATGCCAAATTAAAAAAGGCTGGTGTTGGCAAAAGGACTATAGAGAAATCTGAAGTCACTACCCATGACAGAACAGCTAGAGAAGCTAACATAGATGCCATCTTGGATACCCGTTATGCAGGAGAGGCTATGAAGAAAGGATTCCTTCCGGTCGTGAAGGAGGGTCTTGAGCTAACTGAAGAACAACGAGAGAGGAAGAAACGTGCGAACAGCCAAGCAAGAAACATTTATTGAGCAGTATTGCCTTCACGGTAATGCCGCTAAGGCTGCGTCCACCGCTGGTTACTCTCATCCCAAGCAAAGAGGACATGAGCTAAAGAATCAGTTCGAGACTCAAATCGAGGAGCGCACCAAGAAGATGATAATGGATTGCGTACCCGGTGCCTTAACCCAGCTTAAATCCCTCTCTGAAGGCGCTGAGAGCGAGTCTGTGCGACTTGGAGCAGTAAAGGATATACTGGACAGGGCTGGCCTTAAACCGACCG